GACAAAAATACATCAAATATATGAAAAAATAAATAAGAATGTCCAAGAATTAATTTTAAAGTAATTATTCTTCATATCGATATTGATAAAAACTTTTTGGTTTAGTTTCAAAATCTGATTTACCTGGATGAACTCCATGAAATTCTGGTTCATATTTATAGAGATTCTCTCCAACTGTAAAATATGATGTTTGTTCTGGGGCTTTAAATTTAGCTTCTTCAATTGGTGGAACTATTTCAACATGTCTTGGAGATTCTTCACCACAATATTCACTTAATATAATATCTAGTGGATTTATTGGATGTTCATGTTCTCTTCTTGCTGGTCCATTATAATGTCTATTAATAGGTAGAAAGTCTAAAGGTGGAGGATTATAACTAATTTTATCTAATGATCTGATAGTAAATGTTTCAATATACATTTTTAATAATGTACTAAAATCATACATTAATTCTAATTTATCATTCACATTATTTTCATGCATAATATTATCAATATATTTATTAATATTATTAACTTGCTCATTACTTATGTCAATGACATGAATAATAACACTTTTAAAATCATCAATTTGATTATTAATATTTTTCATTATATTTTTATCTTTTTTATGATTTTCTAATATTGTAATCATAGCAGCTAATTGTGATTTTAATTGATATAAATGAGATGTATTACCAGATATAATTCTTGTTAAATTATTAAGATGTGCAGCTAATTTATAATATCGAGCATAAGACCACATTCTTTTGATACATTTAAATGGATTATAATACATATTTGAATAATATAACTTTTCAATATCATCTGAAATACTTTCTTTGAAACTACTTTTAACATATTTATTTTTAAATATATCATCATCAAAATTTACAATTTGTTTATCGCCATTTTCATCAGTATAATATAAAGCTACAAAGTTAGTTATTTCAATATATTTATTTTGATTTGTTAATACAATTGTATCAATTTTAATATGTGTTTTAATAGCTAATGCTTCATTCAAAGTTATAATTTTATTAAGTGGTAATATTTTAAATCTTTGTAATATTTCTTTTGGTGTCCATCTTAATATTCTTCTATTTCTAAACACAAAATTAACAACATCATATTTATCATTACCTGACATATTAGAGTTTAATACATTCATTATTGTACATCTTTCTGTATCAGTAAATAATCTTTGATAATATAAATCATCTACATGCCTCATTAATTTTTTATGATCAACTAAGAAGAATCCATTATTAAATCCAGTTAAATCAATTTCATAACGAATATCTAGCCCTGCTTTAAATTCAGATAGATAATGATTTTTTGAACGCATAATATTTTTTGTAACTCTTATTAATTCTTTTTCAAATTGATTTATAACTTCAAACATAGTACCAGAGCTTTCAAATTTCTGAAATAAATCAATATCAGCTGGATATCTTTGTGCTCTATATGCAACTGATCCATAAGGTTCTGGTAGTTCATCTTTTTTAAAACTAATTAGCTCCATATTTTTTATCTGATCTTTAGTGTAGGAGTCTAAATTTCTTATTGAAGTGTATTCTGAATTTATATTCATAAATATATATATATATATGAATAAATTAATTACAGAATTAGAACAAATTAGTTTATCAAGTGAAGATATAAATCATTTACTCGATGGCCAAACTAATATATTCACTTATGGCGAGCTTGCAAAGATGAAGAATATTGATCAGGCATTAGAACCATTTGGCTCATGTGTTATTATATATTTAACAAAAGAACATTATGGTCATTGGGTATGCCTTTTTAGACTTCCTATTAAAGCAGGTCAGAAAAAGCCAGAATTAGAATTTTTTGATTCACTTGCAAATATGCCAGATAAACAACTAGATTGGAGTATTCCAGAATATATTAGACAAAAGAATCATGAAAATTATCCACATTTAACATATTTATTATATAATAGTAAATATAAAATTAATTATAATCAATATAAATTTCAGAAAAAAGATACTGGGGTAAGAACTTGTGGCCGACATGTTTGTGTTAGATTATTATTAAAATGTTTAACACTTGAACAATATAAAAAAGTAATGTATAGTGATAAAGAAAAGGGTCATGATCCTGATTATGTTGTAACATTTTTAACAACTATGATTTATTAACCATATGATTGTTTATATTTTTTTCTAAGATTATCAAGTTCATCCATTTTATTTAATATTTCTTGTGATTTTCTACCTCTTTGTTTAGGTATTTGTTTTTGTAATTCATTTATTTGATCCTGTAATTTTTTTCTTTCTTTTTTTTGTTTTTTATTAAGTTTTACTGGTTTATTAATATCTTCACCTTGTTTATAAATATTTTTATGTCCTAAATTAGCAATTGCTTCTAATTTTTCTCTTTCAGCTTCTCGAAGTTGTTCTTCTTCATATTCTCTCTGATGTCTTTTTCTTTCTCTTTCTGCAGCAAAAATATCTTCTCTAACTACATTAGCTATATGCTGTTGATCTCTTGTTTCTTTTAATGGACTTGCAGATCTTAATCTAATAGGTGTTACATGTCTTTCTGATACTCTTCTTGATGGGGCTGATTCTCTACGTTCTGGTATTTCATATCCTCTTTCTCTTCTTCTACCTCTAAATTCTTCTTCTAATGCATTTCTTACTATATTTCTACGTCCATATTCTTCACTTTTTCTTTGAGCTTCAAGATCTCTTAATTGATATCTTGCACTTCGAACACCTTTTTCGTGAGCACTTAAATATGGAAATAAATCACCAATAACTTCACCTGTTTTAAAGTTTTCTTCAGGTATTAATATAGTATTTAACTTTATTGCAATTCCTTGTCGTGCAGCTTTACTTATTGCAAGATCTCGACTGCCTGTATCCTTTGGATCATAATAATATTTAGTGCCTTCATCTCCATATGAAAAATACGGTCCTTTTGTAGATTGATGAAACTTAAGCGGCATATTTAATATATAATATATATATATATTATATTATGATGAAATTAAGAAATGCCGATAATTATGTTATACAGAAAGCTGATAGTGATGACATAATTTATATAAATATAACTGTGCCTTATTCTCCAAATATATTTGGTATAAGTCCAGCTGTATATCAACAACAATTGAATTATCCAATTTTATATGATGCTCAAAGTTATTTCATGACAATTATAAGTTTCTCACTTCCAACATATAGTATTCCTTTTTTAATTGCTCCAATACAACCTGATCTTGCACCTTATTTTAATACTAATTCTGGTATAAATGCTCCAATGGTACAATCATTTACTTTAACTTATGGAGCAATAATGCCACCACAAACATTCGTATTATACGATCCTCCATCACCAACATATCCACCTTCACCACCATTAACACCTGAAAATCCATATGTTCAAGATGTTCCATTTTATTTTATTTATCAATATACTCAATTATTAGCAATGTGGAATACTGCATTAGTAACAGCCTTTAATACTTTAAATGCTGCTGTACCTGGAGGTTTACCAGTTGGATCATTACCACCATATTTTATTTATGATGGGACTCTTCAAAGAATTGCATTAATTACTCAAATAGCTAATTATAATCAAGCTTTAGTTAATCATATTGATATTTATACAAATATACCAATGGGTCCATTTGTTGATGGTTTACCAGTAACATATATAAATGGTGCTTTATTAAATGGATCAGGAAGGGATATTTTATTTAATATAACTGATTTAGGTAATAATGGTTATTTCCCAACATCATTAGCAGGAGTACAACAACCAGTTGCTTGTTGTGGTACAGCCGCAGAATTTTATATCTTTGAACAGCAATATAATGCACTTATTAATTGGAATTCATTTAATCAAATACAAGTAGAGAGTAATTTATTACCAATAAAACAAGAATTCGTACCAACTCCATTAACAAATGCAAATGTTGTCGGAACCTCTAATGCTGGAACTGTTTCTAATGTTGGTATATTATCAACATTTATACCATTATTAGTAAATGGAGCAGATTATAAAGGTTATATTGATTTTAGTGCCACAGGACCATATAGATATATAAATATGTATGGAGCTTTACCAATATCAATTGTTGATTTTAAGTTCTATTGGACGACACAAAATGGAAATAGAATATTATTAAATATACCTTATAATCAATCAATATTAATTAAATTAATGTTTATAAAAAAATCTGTTGTCGGACAGATAAATAAATAACAAATATATACAAAATTATTATCTTTCTTTTTTATATATAAATCAATGTCTCAAAGTCTCACATCTTTAGATATTTCATCTGTGTATGAACCAAGATTAGAGTTACAAAATAAACGTAAGTGGATCATTGTCAAGGGTTCACAGGACGTCTCTTACTATAACTTTGTTAGTAATAACACGTCTACTAGTCAACTTCAGATAACCTGTAATCCACCTTCAAGACGTTCAGTTCTTGATCGTGTTGTTACTATTCAAATTCCTTATAGAATTGTTTTTAATCTTAATGCAGCTTGGACAGCAGCTAATGGTGGTAATCCTCCAAATTTTGCACTTTTACAAAGTGGTGATGATGCTTTCCGTTGTTATCCAGTAGCATCTTGTCTTTCTAACTGTCAATGCTTTATTAATGGGTTTCCAGTCAATGTAGAACTTGGAACACTTATATCTTCAATGTCTAGATTCCATAATGATTTATCTGATATGCTTGGAATGACATCAATAGCACCAAACTATTTAGATTGTTATCAAATGTATAATGATGGAACATTATCAGCAAAAAATCCACTTGGAAGATATGGTGATACAAGTATTACATCAGCACGTGGAGCCTATAATATGACTATTGTTCAGAATATTCAAAATAGAGCAGAAATAACAGGTACTTTATATGAACAAATACAGTTACCACCTTTCTTATGGGGTCGTTCAAGTTATGAAGAAGCTGCAGGTCTTACAAATGTTGATACATTGACCTTTAATTTTACCTTCTTAAATAACTTACAATCAGTCTGGTCACATTCAATTCGTAATGATTTTAATACAGTTGCAGCACCTGGCCCAGTTATAACACCAACACCACAATTTCCACCACAATCACCAAATAGTTTTAATGCTGGTGGTAATTTGGGTATTTCATTAATTGGTAATATGCTTGTAACTTTTACTAATAATCCAAGTTTGAATTTAGTTTTCTTGACACCTCAAATATTCCAGATTGCTCCTGAAATTATACAATATCCTTATCATCAAATTAATAGATATACAACTAATTACACACCACCTTCTCCTAATAATTATCCTTTACCAGCTTCTAATTTAGGTATTATAAATACAAGTCTTATTCAGTTTGAATCAATTCCAGAAAAGATTTATATTTTTGCTAAATGGTCTGATAGTATTACACAAAATAATTTCCCTGCTTCAATTGTGCATACTGATACTTTCTTGCAAATTACTTCATTATCCGTTAACTTTGCAAATAAGAAGGGGCTATTTTCAGGTGCTACACAACCACAATTATATCAAATGACTGTTAAAAATGGACTTGTAATTGATTATGATTCTTGGTTAGGTATTACTAGTCAAATTGGAAACGTTCCATTTGGTGGAGCTAACTTTGGATTAGGACAACCAATCGGTTTAACAGGCTCTATCTTATGTATTAATACTGCTCAAGATCTATCACTTAATAGTGGAGAATCAGAGGGCCAATTAGGTCAATTCATATTCCAAGCTAATGTCGGACTTGTAAATGTTAATCCATGGTTGAGTTATAACATGATAGATCTTGTTGTAGTTGCAATCTATGATGGAGTATTGTCCATAAGTTCTAATTCTTGTACTGCTCAAATTGGAGTCATTAATAGAGATGATGTACTTACTGCACCAGCTTGCCAATATTCTTATAATGAATTGAGAAATCTTCATGGTGGCTCTTTCTTTACTAGATTTAAGAATTTAGTTACAAATAAGATTGCTCCAGGTATTAAAAATGCTGTTAATTTTGCCAGAGAAAAAGTAATTCCAGGTGTTCAGAAAGCTATGCAAGTTGCTGATACTGCTGCTAAATTTGCTCCATTATTAGGACTTGGATATGATGGTGGTGATGATGGTGGATATGCTGGCGTTGGAGTTAGAAATTTTAGACATCATAGAGTTGCAGGAGGTAGAAGATTACCAGCTTCAGCAATGAGAAAAAGATTAATGCATTAAATTTTTAATAGTTAAAAATGATTATTATTAATAATTATTTTAAAATATAATTATATATGACGTTAAATAATATCACATCGCCTAATGCTTTTTGTATATATGTAGGTAATTTTAATCTATGTGATTTTGACTTTTTACATCCTGTTCCTGGACCTCCTGGACCTGGTGGGCCCACTGGTCATACTGGTGCTACTGGAGCCACTGGCCCTATTGGTCCAACTGGCTCAACTGGTCCTAGTGGTCCAAGTGGATCTACAGGATTTATTGGTCCAACTGGTCCAACTGGTCCAACTGGTTTTATTGGACCTATTGGCCCAACAGGTTTAAAGGGTGATACTGGCCCTACTGGTTTAAATGGTGATACTGGCCCTCAAGGTGTTACCGGTGCTCAAGGTATTCAGGGAGATACTGGTCCAACTGGCGTTCAAGGTATTCAGGGGTTTACTGGTTCTACTGGTGCTCAAGGAATTATCGGCCCTACTGGTCCAACTGGAGCTCAAGGTATACAGGGAGTTACTGGGCCTACTGGTACTCAAGGTATACAGGGAGTTACTGGTCCTACTGGTATTCAAGGTATACAGGGAGTTACTGGGCCTACTGGTGCTCAAGGAGCTATTGGTCCTACTGGTCCAACAGGATCTCAAGGTATTCAGGGAGTTACTGGTGATCAAGGAGCTATCGGCCCTACTGGTCCAACTGGAGCTCAAGGAATACAGGGAGTTACTGGGTCTACTGGTGCTCAAGGTATTCAGGGAGTTACTGGTCCAACTGGTTCTCAAGGAATACAGGGAGTTACTGGGCCAACTGGCACTCAAGGAGCTATCGGTCCTACTGGTCCAACTGGTGCTCAAGGTATACAGGGAGTTACTGGTCCAACTGGTGCCCAAGGAATTCAGGGAGTTACTGGTCCAACTGGAGTAAGTGGAGCTACTGGACCAACTGGAGTAAGTGGAGCTACTGGACCAACTGGAGTTAGTGGTACTACTGGTGCAACTGGCGCAACTGGTGCATTTGGAGCTTCAAATAACTATTTCTATGCTTATGATAATACTACTCAAGGTCTTACCGGTACATTTACAACTATAAATTGGGCTATAAAAGCTCAAGCTAATGGATGGACATTAACTAATGGTACTTCTAATATTGGATGCAATCAAACAGGTTTATATTTAGTAAATTATAGATTAAATGCAATTGGTGCAACTGCTGCAGCAACAAATATAACATTTTCAGCAAGACCCGAATTTAATGGTGTAGAACCTAATGGAAGTCAATCATCAATTACATTAACAACAAATATAACAAACCCTGTTAATGGGCCTTTAGTTGGTACATTTATTCTATCAGCAACTACAGGTCAAAATTTAATAGTACAAGCAGCTGCAACTAGTAGCACTTTAGCATCTTTAGGACAAAGTGGTACTGGTAGTACTCCAACAAGTGCAGAAATAACAATAGTAAGATTAACATAATTTTACATAATCTATAAAAAATATATTATATGTTGTAAATATATAATATATGAGTGTCCAAAATTTATCACAACCTAATACTATGAAGCATTTATATGGTGGAACTGTTGATCTTTGTAATTTACCAGGACCATTACCAGGACCAACAGGTCCAACAGGTGCAACCGGTCCAATTCCCCTTATACCTATAGGTCCCACAGGTCCAACAGGTTCAACAGGAAGCACAGGATCAAAGGGGTCCACTGGATCAACTGGATCAACTGGACCAACTGGAGCAAGTCCAACTAAATCTTATCTTGGATTATATGATACAACAACTCAAACAGTTCCAGGAGGTGGATATGTACAATTAACATTTAATACTGTATCAGAAATTAATGGTTTTGTTGCAGTTGGTGATGGAATTCATTGGACTTGCTCTAATACTGGTGTTTATATGGGAAGTTATAGAATAAATACCACTTTTCAACCTAGTATAACAGGTAATATATCTATGTCAGGTATTGCACAAGTAAATGATAGTGAAATTGTAGGTTCACAAACATTTATAGATTTTGATGCATTAGCATCTGATTATCAAAGTTTTATGTTATCTACTAGTTATTTATTTAGTGCTAGTTCTGGTGATACTATTAGTGCTGCTGCTCAAACATCTACATCTGGTGGTTCTGTTACACCTAATGGGCCTGGTACACCAATATCTTGTGAATTAACTATAATTCAAATTGCATAAATATTATATATTATATAATTATATATAATGTCTTTACAAGAACTTAAGCAGCCTAATACTTTTTGTCCTTTATATGCTGGTTCAGTAAATCTTTGTGATCTTCCTGGACCTCAACCAGGTCCAACAGGACCAACAGGCCCAGTACCATTAGTACCACCTGGTCCAACAGGTCCAACAGGTGCAACAGGTTCAGCAGGAACTCCAGGAGGTCCAACAGGTTCAACAGGTCCAACAGGTCCATCAGGTGGTCCAATTGGTCCTACTGGTGTAACTGGTCCAACTGGTGCCACTGGTCCGACTGGTGCCACTGGATTAGGTAATTTGCCTTTATTAGGTATTAGAACAGTAAATACATCTAATACAGAACCTTATGTATTAGATCCTGCTATTATGGTAAAAGGAGTATTTGATTTTCAAGATGGTACAGATTCAACTGATCAACAAGTAAATCCACCATCAGCTGCTAGTATATTTGCGGCATTAATTTCTGCTGGTATTACTCCACAAATTGGTACAATGTTTCAATTTATAATCTCAAATAATACTACAAATCCTACTCAATCTGTATTACATCTTGATACTGCTTCTCCTGATATTGAAGTAGCTAATACAGCATCCCTAGCTTCTCCTGTACCTATAGGTTTAGGAAGAACAGCAATAATAAATGTGTTTATACTTGATCCAACTGGAGTAGCAACTCCATCAATAATTTTATATCCAACTGTAAGTATTTTTTAATAATATATATATATTTTATATAGTATATATGAGCTTACAAGATCTTAAACAGCCTAATACCTTTTGTCCTTTATATGCTGGATCTAGAAATCTATGTGATAATAATGCTGGTCCAACTGGTCAACCTGGTCCAACTGGCCCAACTGGTCCAATACCTTTAGTACCGCCTGGGCCTACTGGTCCAACAGGCCCATCAGATGCAAATTCAATTACAGTATCACCAGTAGGCAAATTATTAGGACCATTTATTCAAGATGATATAAATTATCTTGGTGAAGTTTATAATAATATAAATGGATTTAGTCTAACAGCTATAGGAGATGAAGCAGTAACATCAACATTAATAGCGGATTCAACTGCTGCAGCAACAATGTTCACGGCAGTATCAGCAGATGATTATTCTGATGGAAATTATAATACAACAACAGGAACATATATTATTCCTACTTCTGGACGTTGGTTATTTGGTGCTAATATTTTATTATCTTCAAATGCCACAACTACTGGTAGTTTACTTGCTTGGGGTAATATAGGGTCTCATAATATTCCTGCTTTTGCAAGTTTAAATAATGATGGATGGGGATTTTCTTCTCTTCCTCATTTAAATGCTGGATCTGTGTGTATGTTAAATATTGGTACAATTATAGGAGGATTCACAACAACTCTTTTAACTGGAAGTACAATATTCGGACGTCTTATTCAACCGGATATATAAATTTATTAAATTAATATATATAATATTTATATATATTATGAGTTTATCAAATCTCTTACAAGTTAATGATTTTAATCTTTTTTCAAATAGTTTGACTGTTAATAATTTAAATGCAAATACTATAAATTCCCAAAATGAAATTACTGGGAGTGTTAGTGCTTTAAAAGTAACAACAAACAATTTAATTACTAATGGACCTAATTTAGGACTTTCTAGAAAATTTATAATTCCAACAGCTACTGCGGCTGTAACTGTTGCAGTTCAATATATGATTAATGGTATTATTTCAGGTCTAGATCTTTCTGAAGATTGTATTGTAACAACTCCAACAGCAGCGCAAATTGTTGCTGCTATGGCTGCTATTACTAATCCTCAACCTGTAGTTGGAGTACCAGCAGTTCAGGGTCAAACAGCATCATTTTATATTACAAATGATAATCCTCTTGTGGATGATAATGATATCATTTTAAATCCTGGTGTTGGTGTTACTATTAATCCTGCAATTATTGCTCCTGCAAATGGGTTTGTTGTTCCTGCACAAAATAATGCTTTAATTCTTGTATATATTGATAATTCAGCTGCAGGATTAGAAGCTGTCCAATTATTTACAATAATAAACGGCCCCGTACAAGCATAATTAAATATTTTTATATAGATAAAAATTATCTAATATATATTTATATGTCTTTGAATATATTACAACAACCAAATGATTTTAATTTGAATTGCTCAAATATGTCACTAAATACAATAATATCTGATTCTGCAACTGATTTTATGGAAGGTGGTTCGGGTAGTTTTGATCTTTCTCCTGTTGCTATGATTGGTGGATTTGTTTTTGGTAATACTATATCAGTACCTACAAATTTAGTTATTCCAAGTGCTAATTTTATTTTTCTTGCATTACAAGCTGCTAAAGGTAATGAAGCTATTAATATAGGGCAAACATTTTCATTTGTTGTTATTAATGATACTGAATTTGATAGTCCAAATGCTATAACAATAACGGCTGATGATTCAACAATTCAACTTAATGGTACAGTTCTTATACCTGTTAGTAAAAATGCTTTAGTTTATTGTTTTATTGCAAATTTAAATCCTGCTGCTGCTGGAGCTGTTGTAATATGTCCAATTGTTAGTGCTTAAATAATGGTTATTATTAATAATCATTAATTAAATTCTAATGTAAATACATCTTTATTTGATTTATTTTCTTTAATTATATCTCTTGGTCTATAAGTTTTGATTTGTAATTTTGAATTTTCTTTTATTACTTTAGATGTACAAGGTGTTGAACAACAAAATACTGTAATTTCTTTATTATCTACTATTGATACTAATTTAAATTCTTTATATTTTCCAATATATACACCACATTGAAAACATTTCTTTGACGGCATATATAAATATTCTATTTTATATTATATTTTCGACCACATGTAAAATTTGTCTAATTGATCATTATTAAACATCCATCTATATTCATAA